GTATATCCAAGATATTAATGGAGGCTTACAGGTGGAAAATCACCGATGTAGCCGAACATTTTGCTACGTTCTTGGATCGACCCCAGGCAGAAGCGCCAATGAACCCAATTAACCCGAACAAGTTTGACGGCAGCCAAGGAGAACAACCCGAACAAGTTAAGAAAAGACGGGTTATTGATACTAATACACCGCACGATGGCGAGTATTTCTATCTATCAACTGATGGAGAAGTCCTCGTAACAGTGCGAAGATATATAGAAAGAGATGCAGCAGGGGAAATTGTTCGGGATACGGACGGGAATGCAAAGAAAGAGTTCCGTCAGTTTCCGCGTTTGCCTGAAACTAGACCGCTTTATAACCTTCCTGACGTTGCTCAATCAGATCGCGTGATATGGGTTGAGGGTGAAAAGTGTGCAGATGAGCTAACAAAGCAAGGATACACAGCTACTTGTACTATTGGTGGTGCAGGCATGCTATCTCGTAACACAAAAGACAAGTTTGATTTTTCTCCATTGCAGGGCAAAGAGCTAATAATCTGGCCTGACAATGACGATGCAGGTAGAAAACTAGCTAGAATAGTCCAAGAGTTAGCGCAGAATGCAGGTGCCAAATCAATCACCATGCTTGTGCCACCGAAAGGCAAGCCGAAAAAGTGGGATGCAGCAGATGCGATTGAAGAAGGGTTTGACATATCAAACTTTCTTAATGCGCCTGTGCATAAGGTAAAGAAGTCATTATCGCTTAAAAACCAGAGCTTGCTTATTACTCAGCAATTTGTCGGATCGGCTCCAGAGCAGAAGTTCTTAATCGGAGATACAATACCGCTCGGAGTGCCAGTGGTGTTTGCAGCCGCAGGGGATAGCGGTAAAGGTATGATGACACTTGATTTAGCAATGAAAGTGGCATCGGGCGATGGTATGCAAAATGCTTTCGGTGGTTTGGTTGCCAATCATGGCACATCAATTGTTTTATCAGCAGAAGATGACAAAGATGAGATCCACAGACGGATCAGCAGGCTGGACCCCCTGAACAAACGTTCGGGTTATACGCATGATTGCATTATTGTACCGCTGCCGAACGAAGGCGGTGTGTTTCCAATTATGATGAAAGTAGACAATACATACGCAACATCACCTGAGTTTGAAAAGATTTATGAAGAAATGTTGGAGATTGAAGATCTCGCATTGGTTGTCATTGATCCAATGGCATCATTTGTACACGCAGATGTGAACGCTGATCCTGCTGCGGGTGCAGCATTCATGGGTTTACTTGCTCAAATCGCAACAGAAACAGGGGCAACGGTAATCGTAAACCACCATATGGCGAAGGTAAGTGACAATGATTTCATCGACTCGCCAGAGAAAGCTCGTAACAAAATCAGAGGTACGTCTGCGATTGTGGATGGTGTAAGATGCGCATTT